GGTCGTGTACCTGTAGGTATTGATGCTAGTGATTCAGACTTTGATACTGCTGAAGAAACTGGTGGTGCTAAAACACATACTCTTGCAGAAGCAAACTTACCTGCCCATACTCATACTTTTTCTGGTTTTACACAGGCTGCAGGAATAAGACACCAAGATGGTGTTGACCATATACCACAAAGAGGTGACATAGGTTCAGCAAGTGGAACATTTACAAGTAGCAGTGTTGGTAGTGGAAATGCAGTAACACACATGAATCCATATATTGTAGTTTATATGTGGAAAAGAACAGCTTAATTTGTTATATTAAAGCAAACTAATAAAGGAAATAATATGTTTACATTAGACGAAAAAGAATATGATGAAAGTAAATTGAACGATCAAGGTAAACTTGCTTTAATTCAAATGCAAGCTATAGCAAATAAACGTAATCAACTTACAATACAAAATGATGAATTAAATGTTTTAGCAGAACATTATACTAAACTTCTGAAAGACAATCTTCCTAAAGAAGAAAAGAAAGAGGAAAATGGAACAGGAGAATAGAGAAGCAATTATCCGTATTGAGGGTAAATTAGAGCTAATGGATAATAAGCTCAACACCCTCAAGGATAATCACCTCTATCATGTCGAAAAAGATATGCGTCAACTCAAAGCTCTAGTATGGTTTATTGGTACTACAGTATTTATTCAAATGTGTTACTTGATTATTAGAAGCCTTATGTAGTATTGCACGTATTATTTAAATCATATAAAAATCAAGTATGTCTAATAAATGTATCTTGGTAATATCAGACACTCACGTTCCTTATCATCATCCTGATTTAATACCTTTTTTAAAAGCAATTAAAAAAAAATATAAACCTGATCGCATTATTCACATTGGCGATGAGGTTGACTCACACGCCATATCATTCCATGACTCAGATCCTGACTTATATAGTGCAGGTGATGAACATCAAGCATCTTTGCCAACTATCCACGCTATGGAAAAACTATTTCCCAAGATGGATCTTATGGACTCTAATCATGGATCGTTAGTTTATCGTAGACAGAAAGCTAGTGGTCTACCAAGAGCTGCTATGAAATCATACAATGATTTTTTAGAAGTTGGACCTGGTTGGAAATGGCATGATGATCTTTTAATTACTATGTCAAATGGACAACAATGTTACTTTTGTCATGGTAAAGCTGCCAATGTCCTAAAAGTGGCACAACAATATGGTTGCCCAACAGTTCAGGGACACTACCATAGCTCTTATTCTATTCAATACTGGGGTAATCCCAACAGTCTAAACTGGGGTATGCAAGTTGGCTGTTTAATAGATGCCAAATCACTTGCTTTTGAATATTGCAAAACACAAAAGTCCAGACCAATTATAGGTTGTGGAATAATCATAGATGGATTGCCAAAATTACTACCTATGGTCTTGTCAAGAGGTGGAAGATGGAATAAAGTGTGTCCATGAAAACATTAGATAAACAAGTTAAAGGCGATCACTATAAAAAGTTTATTATACAGCCTGCTGAGTTTATCAATATTAACAACCTGCCTTATGCAGAGGGAAATGTTGTAAAGTATGTTTGTCGGCATAAAATGAAGGGCAAAAAGGAAGATATAGAAAAAGCTATACACTACTTAGAAATGATTATAGAAAGAGATTATGAATAACGTGGCACGAATGGAAGTACCAAATAGGATGCGATCCATCAATGTTCGTCTAGTGATAGACAATATGCCTATTGTTTCAACAATAGATTACATTATGAATAGTGAAGGTGTAATTCCTGTTGCGATATGGGTAAAGACAAAAAAATCTGAGTCCACATTAGATAGAGAATTACGCAGCTCTGGTAAAGCTGTATCATTACTTTTGCAGTATGGATGTTCTTTAAAAGAAATATCTGAAACATTTACAAGAGATAGCATCATTGGCTCTGCCGTATGGTACATAAACAAGAATTTAGAAGATATTATTGCAGGTAATCAACCTGACAAATTACCAAATTTATCAACTCAGCCTACTGGCTACACAATAAAATGAACGAAGTTAAAGAAAGAATTAAAGCACATGAAGGTTATCGTTTAGAACCTTACCATTGTACTGAGGGTTTTCTCACTGGTGGATATGGACATAAGATACTGGATGGTGAAGAAGTGCCAACTACCCAGGAAGGTTGGGAAGATCTATTTAACAAAGATTTTGAAAAGGCTTTAAACGGGGCAAACAGCCTCATAGAAGAACATTTGGAGAACACTGAGTGGATAGACCTAGAAGATCATAAAAGAAACGTCATACAAGGCGTTTTGATCGAAATGTGCTTTCAACTAGGTCAAGCTGGTGTCGGTAAATTTAAGAAGATGTTTAAGGCATTGGCTGAATGTGACTTTGAAGAAGCATCTGCACAAATGAAAGACTCAAGATGGAGACAACAAACTCCAGCTAGGTGTTTAGAACTAAGCACCATTATACAAAACATTTAAGGACATACAATGAATCCATTATTATTGATTAAACCCCTTTTGGGGTTAGGGGGTAGTTTGCTTGGAAACCCCGTTGCAAAACTTATCACTGAAAAAACTGTCGGAGCTATTACTCACAAGCTAGAGAAGGATAAGATAATTAAAGCTAAAGAAATAGAAGCTGCAAGAGATGTAGATGTAGCTAAGATTGGAGTACAACTAGAACAAGTACGTCAAACACAAAACTCATGGAAAGACGAATGGCTCACTCTTACTTTTAGTGGTATATTTATTTGTCATTTTATTGGACCACTACAACCTTACATGAATAGAGGTTGGGAGATCCTAGCACAAGCTAATGATTATTACTGGGTTATCATACTGACAATAGTTGGTGGATCATTTGGAGTATCTACACTTAAAAAATTTAAGAAATGATTTGGGTATTAACAGTAATGATGTGGTACGAAAGTGAACAAACTAGAAATACTCATCTTCAAGATATAGAATTTATATCTAAAGATGCTTGTCAACAATATCTTTTTGATAATAAAGTAATGTTGGTAGATAGTTTATTAGAAAAATTTAGAAATATAGATGGTATGAATATGCAATCATTTGAATATTTTTGTGAAGGTAAATTTGTAGAATTGGATGAGGTATGAAAGTAAGTGAAAACACCTCTATCTCGATGCCAGCTCGTAATCTTATCAGTATTATTGGGGCTGTTGTTGTTGGTGCTTGGTTCGGGTTTGGAGTCATTGAGCGACTTAATATTATAGAAACAGAACTACAACTAATGCAAGCTGACTTACTAAAAGCTGCTGAACAAAAACCAATCGACCAAGAGCAGTATATGTTGTTAGAGTTTATCTCTAAAGAGCATGACAAACTTAAAACAGATGTTGAAGATAAGCTACCTATGATTGACAAAATAGATATGCACTCACAGTTTTTAGAAGAACGTGTTATTGATCTTGAAACATTAACAGATAAATTAAGGAATGGAAGTACACATGATTGAGGTAGTATTTGCTATGATGATGATACAGAACGGAGATAAAGTTCTGGAGTATGTTCCTACTGGTGGTATGGCAGATTGTTTACAACAAAAAAGAATTGTTACAAGACAGATTGGTGAAGATCAAGAAGGTATTACAGTTCAATGTAAACAAGTTAAAGCTGAGATGGAAAATGACATGGGGCGTTTACGAATTACTAAAATCATAGATTAGTATTTCATATATTGTTTTAACATAACAGTTGGATCAATGTTATCATCTTTAAGAACTCCCTGGTACACCTTATAAACGTATTGGTCATCAAGACCTGCTAACGAACAAACTAATTTATACTCATCTTGTTGTTGTTCAAACCATAATCGAGCAATCAGACAGTTATAAAATGCCCTTAGTCTCGTCTGAGATATAGCAAACCCATCTTGATCTAATACTCTAAATTTAGGTCCTTGTGTTTTGTTGGGTGCGTCTACAATAGTGACATCATCAAAATCAACACGAGCATCATGGATAGCAAAAACAATGACGGTAACCCATAGTAATGACTCTGGAGTTGTAGCTTCATTTCTAAATAAATGTTCTTGATTTGTTTCCACATATACAACATACCATATCTAGATGCTTTGTCTACGGTTGGCACTAATAGTCTGCCATAACTGGCAGATTAGCTTGTTGTGATCCATTTTATATTCAAATTTTAAATATTCTTCTTCTGCTTTACGAAGAGTATCTAAATGTTTTTTGTATTCTTCATTGGCTAGTGCTTCTGTTTCTCTTGCAGATACAGACATATTACCACTTAGTTTAGACATCAACTCAGCCTTTATGGTTTTGCTAAAACGATCAAGATCATGGTAAGCTGCCTTTGCAACAGCCATTTCATCTTCATTATCAAGCATCCAGTCAAGAGCTTCTTCTACTTGTTTTTCTGTTATCATTATGCGTTACCCTTTGTATCAATAAAATTTATGTCACCTTGTTCAGCTAACTCTTCTTTGCTTGGTAACATAGCACCAGTCAAATCATCAAACGTAACTCCATCTTTTATAAGCTGATCCCACATATCTAATTTGTATTGCCAGATTATTGAGTTAATTTTTTTTATAATTGATTCACACTCTTCAATGTCTTGCTGATTTCCTTTTTTTCCTAAAAATGGAATTAGGTGTAGTTTTTGTACAGAGAAATCATATTTTTCATATTTGTAATGTTCTTTTCTCATTTTTAAATTAAGATTAAAAGCATCAGTTTCTTGATACAATACATCTATAATTTGTTTCATATAATTTTTTTTCATAAATCCTCTATATATCCATCACCAATTAAATATCGTTTACCACAACGATATACTGGTTCTTGTTTGTTACCTAATAGTTCTCTGAAATACTCAACCCAGTTATTACCAGTTCTTTTTTCCATCATTAGTCCAATATATTCTGCTTCACGTTTGTTTAGCAATACCTTTTCTAACTCTGGTTCTTCTCTTGGTATGGGTGTGATGTTGTCAATGTAGCTATCGTGAAATGTTTCCAGTTCACCAAAGGGTATTCTATATAGTTTAACCCTTGGATCTTTCTTTAATGGTTCTAATGGAAACTTTTTTGCAAAGTCTAATGTGCAATACTTGAATGAATCCCATAACTTTGATCCATTCTTTTTTCGGTAATCACAATAGACATGAACCACATCTACGTTTTTAAATAGGTAATCCCCCAGTCCGACAACCCAGTTGCCGTTTTGCCACTGAGGGAATTTTAAATGAAAGTCTCTACTCTTCATTCTTTTCTTGTGTTTTGTCTAAGCGTTCTGACAAATCTTTAAACTTGTCAACTTTCGCTAACATTTCTAAAAGCTCAATCTCAAGCTCTTGTCGTGTCTTAGAACTGTCCGTTGTATGGCTCATCGTCTACTCCTTTTTCTTTGTTGTTAAAATATTCTAATGCAGCATCACAATAAGTTTTTATCTCATCTGGTGTTTTGCCAGATGTAATACCCCTGGTCCAGATACCTATTGTAAGCATACCTTGTTCTCTTGTCATGCCTTGAGATAGTGGTTCTCTTGTTGGCTCGCTACGAGCTGTATTTGTCTGTGCTGGTACACTTGGTTTTGCTTCATCACCCATGCGAGTGATGATTGCGTTTTTTATGTATGGTTGTCCTGCGTTTTTCCCAGACTTATGTATTGCTGTTTCACCTTTAACATCAACAAGCACAACTGCATTTGGATCAGATAATTGACTATTAAAACTGGTCAAGTCTTGATTAGAGTATGCTCTATGATCTTTATCATCAGAGTCATTAATTATGGCATACCAATTTGGTTTACCATCTTTTGAGTAATCCATAACTTTTTTAAGATTACCCATAACTTCATAGTTAGACATTTTTTTTCTCCTTTAATTTTATGAGTTCTTCGCTAGGATCATATTTCTTTAATAGTTTCCAATATGTCAACAAACTATTAAACATGGCAAGATGCCTTGTATGAGTGTCAGGATCCCAAACATGACTGACAATCAATTCTGTATTTAAACGATCAATAAACAATGAAACTCTTGTAGGATTATCTACACCTACACCCTGTGAGTAAGATGATAATTGCATACCATGTTCATCAAACACTAACTTAGAACCAGTTTTACCTTCAAGATTATCTTTTGTTTTAAAGTCTACAAAGATACCATTCTTGGAATACAAATCTATTTTACCACCATACCCAGACGTATGACAGAAAGATCCTTCAGCAATCCATTCTTCATTGGGAAACATATCATCTAATATTTTTCGTACAGCAAGATATGGTTTAGTATTTTGACCTTTAAAACCTCTTTCAATATCTGCGTGAATAATTGTGCCTAGTTCGGCAGCTTTCATACCTTGTTCTTTTGAGTCTAATTTAACTCTGTTAAGAAAGTCATAATCACTTTCACCTTCTAATCTTTGAAGTGTTAGAGCTGCATTAATACCTTGATCTATCATCCAATTGACTAGCCCAGGTTTGGCAGCTATTCCCAAGATACCAGTAACAGAAGGTACTAGAATTAGTTTTTTTGCATCTCTTAATGTGGTGTTACGTTCTTTGCCATTTTTACCGATTAAGGTATATTTAGCATTACCTTTATGATCGTACCAATGACCAGACTCAGATAAATGATCTGTTTTCGTATTGCTCATTCTTTACTCCTATTATATAATATAATATAATCTTAAACATATTTAGATATTTTTAAATCACGTTATATAATATAATATAATGGCTTACAAAAAAGGTTGTCAAGAAAAAAGTTATGCACAAAAAATTAACAGAGGCTTTGCAAGGTATTGCTAAGAAAAAATCACTTACCTACAATCTAGCAATAGACCGAAAAAGGCAACATTGGACACAGAAATTGATAGATACTGCAGAAAGACGGATGTCCCCTGAAAAATTTAAAGTTTGGATAGAGAATTTTGAACGAGACCTTAAAAAACGAAGATAGGCGAGAAGTCGAGTTTATTGGCAACCCAAAAAGGGACCTGCTGATGGCTAAAAATATTCGAGAAAGTGAAATCGAATACCTATCTGCAAAAAGAGTTATAAACCATTTTGAGTTAGAAGTTGCAAACAAGTATAGAAAAATATACGAGACAACAGAATTAAAGGCGACAGGTGATAATCTTTCTATGATTAAATATGGTTGTCGCATTGATGGAGGTGCTGATAGCACTAGCTCTGTTGATAATCGTTTAAAAGCAATCAATAAATTAAATTACATACACCGAGTTATCGGACAAAACTATGCTGATTTAATGCAGCACATTGTTGGTCAAGGGTTTACCATCAAACAATACTCCATGTTATCAAAAACAAAACCCAGAAAAGTATCTCGATTATTAAGAGAGGCTTTACACTTTACAGCTGAACCATTAGGACTGACAAAAACTAGGCATACAATTCGTGCCTAAAAAAAAACGAATAGACTATTCAAAGTTTGCACTAGCAAAAACACAACCAGTTAGATCACCAAAGTTTTTAGAATATGTGAGAACTTTTCCTTGCTCTGAATGTAGGACCACCGAGGACATACAAGCTCATCACCTTACAATCATTAAAGGCAACGGAGGTATGTCAAGAAAGACAGACGATAACTGGTGTGTACCTTTGTGTGGAATTTGTCATCATTACTTACATTGGTATGGGGAAAAACCTTACTGGGATGCTAGGGAATTAGAACCTAAGATTTACGCAGCTTTGTTGTGGGATAGCTTTCAAAAGAAAGGGGA